ACTAAAATTACTGAAACATCCGGGTCTGGTGTTACAGCAATAAATTTTGATACTGATATTGACTCAACATACAAAGTTTATAAATTTGTATTTTTAGACGTTAATCCTGCTGCAAGTAGTTCGAGTGACTATTGGTCCTTTCAAGGTGGGGACGGAAATTACTCCACCACAATGACAACTACATTCTGGAAGTCGGCACATTACCTAGATGGTGCGGCTAGTGAAGGCCCGGATATGGGTCTGGCTCAACATCAAGAGAGTGGCTATCAAAAACTATTTCAAGGGCCTGGGCCTGGGTCAACAGAAAGTCTGTCTGGAGAACTTTATCTTTTTAATCCAAGCTCTACTGCCTTTGTTAAGCATTTTATTTGTGTTACTAGTGGAATCTATGGGCCGTATGCTAATAGGGGTGTTACTTACACTCAGACAGCAGGATACCTCAATATAGCATCAGCAGTTGATAGGATCGGATTTAAGATGTTAGATGATTCAGCCTTTGATGCAACAATTCAAATGTGGGGGCTATGATGATTTTAGGAAATCCAACATTAATTAATACTTATACTCCTTCCAGTGTTGCTTCGCAAGAAATAACAAGTGGACTTGACTCAACTTATTCAAGTTATATGTTCGTCTTTACAGATATGCATACGGAGTCAGCTGCTAAGGCATTTACATTCCAAACTGGAGCCACTTACGACACCGATACAACCACAGCTCCAGCGGTTGCCTACATGTATGAGAATGGTACTTCATCTGATTTTGATTTTGAAAGTGGAATAAGATGGTCAAGCCAAGATACAATGATTGAAATGCACAGAAGAATGGGGAATGACAGTGACAATTGCATGGCTGGAATATTTATTTTATTTGATCCTGCTTCCACCACCCATGATAAGTATTTTTATTACAATATCAATCATACAATGGATCTTGGTCCAGCAACTTCCCAGACTATTAGTCAGGGTCAAATTTTAACTACAAGCGCAATTACACAAATAAAGTTCTCAACTAATGGTGTAACCACATTATTTAGCGGAACTATTCAACTCTACGGGATAACTTAATATGGCTAGATTTAAAATGGTAAATAATGATAGAATTCAATTAACAGAAGCAGAAGAAGCTGAGTTAGATGAACGGGCTATTGCATGGGAGGCTGGAGCATTTGATAGGGAGATAGCAGAGCTAAGATCAAGTCGCAATAGAGTGATCTCACTTACGGACTGGCATGGCCTTTCTGATGTAACTATGTCTGCTGATATGAGGCAGTATCGTCAAGAGTTGCGCGATCTACCTTCAGGCTTAACAACAGTTGAGCAAGTTAGAGCAGTAGTGTGGCCTACTAAACCAGAATAATGCCTTTAGTTCCTGTAACTAATGTAGGCGAGCATGGCATTGTCAAGGATATAAATGCTTGGCAACTGCCACCTAATGCGTGGACAGAAGGTAATAATATAAGGGTAGAGCATAACGCAATACAGAAGAGTCCAGGCTACTTAGAGGTAATGGAATCTTGCCCTATAGCCCCATATTTTATTACCAACTTAGAGGTGGGTGGTGCTAACTACTGGATAGTAGGAGGGTTGGCTAAGATATACGTTCATAATGGAACGACATGGACTGACATTACTAGAGCGTCTGGTGGGGATTATTCTGCGACAGCCAGAGAGAACTGGACGGCTACAGTTTTAGGTGGTATACTAGTCATGAGCAATGGTTATGATGCTCCTCAATTCTGGGCATTAGCTGCTGGTATTCCTGCTGTTACAACTAAGATGGCAGACTTAACTTACTGGCCAGCCAGCACAGAGTGCAAGTCATTAAGAGCGTTTAAGTCTTTCTTGGTTGCTTTGAATGTAACGAAGTCAAGTGTTCCCTATACTAGTCTTGTTAAGTGGTCTACAGCAGCAGCAACGCAAGCTGTACCTGTCTCATGGGACGAAACCTCGCCTACAGTCGATGCTGGCGAGTATGCGCTAGAAGACAGTAAAGGTATCATAGTTGATGGGTTGCCCTTACGTGGCGACTTTATGATATATAAACAATACTCTACATACAAGATGAGCTATGTGGGGAATCCTTTTATCTTTTCATTTATACAGCTTTCACCTAATGTTGGTGCATTAGCTAAGAACTGCGTAAGGGAGTTTGACGGTGGTCACTTTGTGATGGCATATGGAGATATGTATATTAATACTGGTGACAGGCTTACGTCTATCCTTCCTCATAAGATGAGAGACTTTATATTTAACGATATTAATGGAGATGAATTCGAGAAATGCTTTGTTACTGCTGACTACAATAAGACGGAAATGTGGGCCTGTTATGTATCGTCAGGTAATGTTACTAATGCCCAGTGCGATAAGGCTCTTGTTTGGAATTGGAGCAATAATACTTTTACTTTACGTGATCTACCTAACGTTGGTTTCATTGAATTTGGTACAGAGGGTAATCCTCTAGCCCCAGGGTCATGGAACTCAGCAACATCCACATGGGCTACAGATACTTTAAACTGGAATGAATCTGCTGCTACATCTTACTTTAACTTAGCGGGTAAAAGTCTAAGCATGGCCTCTCCAACTAATACTAAGATATACAGAGACAATGCAGGTAATAAGGCTGATACAGCCGATATGACCAGTTACATACAGAGAACAGGATTAACCCTGGATGCCCAAGGTCAACCCAATCAGAGCATGGTTAAGAGGGTAACCGCAGTATATCCAATGATGTCAGCATCTACTGACTCTACTATTAATGTATATGTGGGGCATCAGATGTCTACAGAACAAGCTATTACATGGGAAGGTCCAGTAGTTTTTAACCCAGCCACACAATCTAAAGCATCCTTTAATGTAACAGGAAAATATATAGGTGTCAAGTTTGAATCAACAGGAGATCAGACCTGGAGGCTTGATGGTTACTCTCTGGATATAAAGAACGCAGGAACCAGGGGAAGCAGGGCTTACTAATGGGGACATATTCAGACAGGGTGGTAAAGTCTGTCACTCATTACACACCAGGGCCATTACCATTAGATCCAGAAGATCTAGGTATTTACCTTATTAATGAGCTTCAGAGGGTAGGTGATATTATATACAATCAAGCAACATTCAGATTAGAGAGGACACATGCCGAACCAGAAAGACCAAGAGAAGGTGACGTTAGATACGCAGACGGGACAAACTGGAACCCTGGAAGCGGGGAAGGAGTCTACTACTTCAAAAAAGGAAGTCCAGGATCTTGGGTCAAGCTCGGTTAAGGTTGTATTAGTAAGTGATGAAGATATTGATTTTATATGGGAAGAGTGTGAGCCATTAATTGATTCCGCTTTAAAACATTCTGAAGGTGAGTTAATCTCTAGTGATGTATACGATCAGTTGATTAATGGAGCCATGCAGTTGTGGGTAGCTATGGAATATGGAGAGACAATTGCAGCAATGATAACACAGGTTATATCCTATCCAAGAAAGAGAGTGTTAAGAGTTATTACTCTAGGCGGAAAGGATGGCAGTGGTTTAGATAAGTGGTACATGTTCTTAGATATGGTAGAAGGTTTTGCTTTGAGAACTGGTTGCTCTGCATTAGAGGCGTGGACTAGGAAAGGTATGGCTAGAAAACTAAAGGATTGGAATCATTCATACATGGTTATAACTAAAGAATTAAAACAGAGGATTCAATAATGGCTACATGGACTCCATCAAGAGTTCCAGCAGGACTAACCCTACAAGACTATACAGGTCAGGTGGATAGTTTGCTGGACTTCATACCACCTAATATTACCTTTATGCCTAGATCAATATCGCCTCTTATAAAAAATCCGTCCTTTAGACTTGACCCATCTTTTCTTGGTAATACTTCTGGGTCTAATACCGGACCTTTATCTGGAACATCACTAGATCCTACGCAGACATTCTCTGGTCCTGACCAATCAATTAGCCCTTGGGATACAACAACAACTTTAACACCTTGGGGAGATCCAGTGGAGTTAGGTACTAATACATGGGACTTCATGGGTAATAGATACTATGACCATGACCAATATTCAAGAGCATTGAATGCTTATAATAATAGTGGTACACTACCATACACAGGACCATTGCAAACTATGGGTGCTGGCACTTGGGATGATCCCGATACAGATGTTAATGAACAGAGCGAAGCATCCATGCTTGCTGGGCAAGCTCTGTTAGATGAACAGTTAGCCTATCAAGCAAGAAAGGAAGAAGAAGAAAGACTTAAAGCATTAGAAGAGCAATATAATAAACCACTTGGAGACGACTTTGCATCTATACTATCCCGCGCTGAAGGAAATATAGTAACAGATAAGGACAAGTGGGGCAAGGCTCATTGGGATGCTTACGGTAGGGCAGAGGGAAGAACATTTACTGATGACTTTGGAGATTATGTAGACCAGTATCCAGACTTACTAGAGTCTTATAACAAATATGTAGAAGATCCCTATCATGACCAAAGAGGTTTTTTCAATATAAGATTTCTTACGCCAGGAGAATAGATTATGGCAGGTGGAACACAAACAACTTATACTCGCACAGATCCTTGGGAACCCCAACAGCCTTACTTGAGAACAGGTATGGCTAGGGTAGAGGATGCTTATCGTGATAATTTATTTAGCCCTGAATTTTATGGCACAGCCGGAACGATGAGCGAAGGAGCGCAAGCTCTAAATCAGGTGGCTCCCGGACTTATTGGTTTTAATCCTAATGAGATGCAAGCAATGCAGAGTGCATATGATTACGGTATGGGTGGTAGAGCAGGGGAGCTAATGTCTCAGTCTGAATCCTCTTATTTAGATGATATTCTACCTTACACTCAGAATCTTATGGGTATTGGAGAGAGATCAGCACTTATGGGTAGCCCTGGTAATGAGTATTCCACTTATCTTCCATTTGAAGACGATCAATACTCTCAGATGCTTAGAGGAGATGTAGACTATGACAGTGGTCACTTTGGAATGATGGCTGACGCATACAGAGGACAGTTTGAAGATCAAGTAGCTGAAGGTTTAGCTAATGTAAGGCAAGGTACAATCTCTTATCAACCTGGCGGTGGATCAAGAGGAGATATATTTGCAGCAAATGTAGCCAGTGCAGGGCAGAAAGCATTAGCTCAGAATTTAGCAGGATTATATGGTGGTGCATATCAACAGGCACAAGCAGGTCGTATGCCAGCAGCCCAGATGGGCATAGGCCAACAACAGTTTGGTATGGGTTATGGTTTACAAGGGTTACAAGGGGCGCAAACTGCATTAGGACAGTACCCAGGAATGCTTAGTTCTCCGTTTGGTGTGTATGGTCAGGCAGCGCAGATTGGTTCAGAGCAGAGAGCTATGGATCAGGCAGCTCTTAATAGAGATATTGCTAGGTACGAGTACCAGAGTGCATTACCGCAGCAAGCATTGCAGTCATACCTTGCTGGTGTTCATGGTGATTACGGTGGCATGACTACAGCCAGAGGTCCGGGCGGTACAAATATGGGTGACGCAGTAATGTCAACCTTATTAACTAAAGCAATCATGGGAATATAGGGGGCTATTATGGCAGCGGACTTTAGAGGTTTTGATACGCCTTGGCTTATGTCAAGGGCAGGTCAATGGGTTGGGGATACTTGGTTCAACACTGTAGAGGATGCAAAAAGATATGCGGATTGGTTGGCTACGCAAGGAGCCAATATTATGCAGACCACTGAAGAACGTGAAGCAAGATTATTAGGAGAAGGAGAAGCTGAGCTACAGGGAAGAGTAGAGGATAGACTTGCTGCTCAAGATCAAGCTAGAGCTTGGGAAGAAGATGCTGGTGGTCTTCCTACTCGTGACATCACATCACAGGGGAGTGTTGCAAAGGCATTAGGCATAGATAGAAAAGATGTTCCCGCTTATTTAGGCGGGACACCAAGAGAAAAAGAGAAAAAAGAGATGGACGAATGGGAGCAAGCATTCCTTCTGTCCATGATGGAAAATATGAGAGGTGAGGATATAGGTCAGGCTCCAGCCGTGGTAGCCGGTGGTGGGCAAAGACAATGGCCTAGCATGATGGGTCAGTTCGCGCCTTGGGAACAACAGAAACCTTATTGGTGGATAACATGAATGCATTAGAATGGTTAAAGAAACAACAAGCAGACTCATTAAGAAGGCAAGCCCTCTTCGACGCAAGACCTAGAGTTGCTGCTAGTCAAGCATGGAGTGGCTATGCTGATAAGCCGGGTGGACAACGGCTTATGGTGAGACAGCCAGAGGTAGACAATACTCTAACTGTAAAGAATGACGGAACCCGAACCCTCGTAAAGAAGTGGAAAGACCCAGATCAGTCTAATATAAAGATATCTGCTGTTCCTCGGGATAGATCTCCAATTAGGCAATCGATGATACCCCCACCAAGGAATCAGCGTAACCCATTTGATATACCAGAACATATGTTTCCTCAAGGTCTATCACCAGAAGCACAAGCAGCAATAGCTCAAGTACAGGCAACAGGTGGGCAGAATGTAGACGCTTATGGAGAACCTGTTGGTATTGGAGAGAATATAAACCCTGCTAGACGATCCCCCCAGACAATTAGAGGGGTAGCTAGTGGTTATGCTCGACATCCAAGACCTATTACACCAGAAGTTGTTAGGGCTTCAGAGAGCGCTCCTCGTGAAACATGGGGTGGAAAATATAATCTAACAATGCCACAACATCCTATTACGAGAGGGTGGATTCAAGACCCTGCTACTATTTTAAACATAGGCAATCTTATAAAGAAGATGGGTGGAACAATAGACTATATGAAAGGTATAGATGACAGAATAAAAGAAAACAGAGATAGAAGGTTTAGAATGTTTAATAGTGACCCATACTCACCAGTGAGGAAATACTAATGGCAGCTCCAATAGCAGCATTACCTTGGTTAATGAGGGGCGCATGGCCTTGGCTAATGAGAGGAAGGGGAGTGAACCTTCCTTTAAGGAAGACAGCCACAGGTGTTGATAAAATAATAAGAGAAAAGATAAAACCTTATGATGCTAGATACACTCCTATTGATAAATTAAAAAGAGGTGTTAGAGATCCAAGGGTTACAGGAACTACGCCTGGTGGCACAGGTGGTATTAGAAGGTGGAGAACAAGGGGAGGACCAGGAGCTGGTATTGAAGGGAAATTAATGCCCAAACAGACGCCTAATCCATATATAGTTACCACAGCCGGAACGAAAACTGCACCTGCCTTGACATATCCCGGAGTCCCCGCTGTAACTAAAGCACTTCCTGCTGGATACGCTCGTCGTCACCCGTTTATTACGGGAGGTGTTGGAGCATCAGTTTTAGGTACAGGCTATGGTATGATGGCTGGAGATGATGAGCCTATGGTTGCACCAGCACAGGCTTATGCCACTCAAGAGCCTTGGAGTGCGCCGACAGATATGCTTAACTTTGCCGATCAACAAGAAGCATTAGCAGCAGAAGGAAAGGAGAACCTTAGTAAGATGCTTAAATATGGGTTCTTTATTGCTGCAGCAGGTGGAAAAACAGATAAGTTTTTTGAGAGAGGCATGGCTATCATGGAGCAGAGCAAAGCGTATAATGAAAGCAAACACTTTGCTGATGTAGTTAGGGCTGTATATAAGGAAGGTGACATGCCCAAGAATGCAAGAGAAGCCTACGAAAGATTAACCCCTTTAGTTGGTCCTGAACAAGCATCAGTATTGTCTGGTCATCAACTAGGTATGGAAGAAGGTAAGACTAAAGAGGAGCGCATATGGAATAAGATCATGGACATAGCACAATATGATATTGATGGCGCTGCTGCTGAACTTGTTGCAGCTTGGGGTACTGGAAGGTTGAAGAATCCACCAGTGCAACCACAGCGTGATATACGATTAGCGAAGGCTAGGCAAATGATAGCGGATCTTGTAGGTGGAACTGGATTAGCCGAGGGTGTACAGAACCTGGAGAGAGTTGATGCCTAGTGTAAGATTTGATTACGAAGGGCAAACCTATAACGCTAATGTTACTGA